GATGCCGCAGAATACACCAGAGCCAATGCTTCTTTTAACTCTGGTGGTTCTTGAATTGCTCTCCAATCAAACTTATCTAAACGCTCTTTTGCCTGTAACAACATTCCTCGTGGTTCTCCAACTTCTTTCTGATATCTCAAAGCAGAATCCAACAAAGCTTGTTCCATTTCATCCATTTTATTTTTCATATCATCATTCATGATCTTTTCCTTTGTGGCAAATTTGTGCCAATTCGCTATTAAATATAACTAAATACTACTACAATCAACTGTAAGACAAGTTGGGTATGTCGTTGATTTAACTACAAATAACTGCACACTACTGTAAGCCTTATTCAAACTGTTAATCCGCAGGTCCCTGGTTCGAGTCCAGGTCGGGGAGCCAAGTATCAATGGTCTTGCTGGTAGTAGAGACTAACTTAGAACTTGCTGTGGCAAATTTGTGTCACTCTTTTTCTACCTTCCACCATATGAAACTAACTTCCCCTGATCAGGTATTTCAAAAACACGGTCAATAGCACTTGAGGCTTTGGCTAAGTGGTCTGTTGACAGATGAGCGTAGCGTCTCACCATCTTCGGATCTTGCCATCCCCCCAATTCCTGTATCTTGTCCAAACCTTCACCAGACTGACGCATCAGGCTCGCCCAAGTATGGCGCAAGTCATGCCATTTAAAGTTGCTAATGCCTGATCTTGCCAAGGCATTCTTCCACATCTTTGATAGCAATTCTTTTACAGGTTTACCATTGGGTAAAACAAAAACAAACTGATCATCCTCTCCAATCCACGGTTTGATTGCTTGCATCGCAGTCTCGTTGATCGGAATGGTTAACGGCATGCCATTCTTCATTACCTCTTCTGGGAAGGTTATCTGCTTTCTCACAAAGTCTACTTGTCGCCAAGTTAACTTAAAGATATTGCTTTGACGCAACCCAGTAGCGACTGCTAAGAGCGCCATAGACTTGTAAGGTTCTTGTAACTCCCCCAATAATCGTTGAATCTCATTTGGGGTTAGATACCTAACACGTTCATTTCGCTCTGGTAAGCATCGGAATAGTGGCGCTGTGTCCATCCACTGGTACTCCCTTGCGGCGGCATTAACTACCGCTCGTAGGAGCGCAATCTTTCGATTGACTGTGGCTGGAGCAAGTTGCTTACCATTTCTCTGCCTTGGACGATTGAGTTCTTTATCCCGAATGACCTTGAATAAATCTGAGTTAATGTCATTCAGATACTTCACCTTATGCTCGTTGAACTGAGCCGTCCACCAATCACCAAACTTCACATTCTCCTTGGCGGTACGATTGTGCTGATGCTCTTTTAGCCAACGCTCAAGTGCTTCAGTCCAAGTGCGCCGTACAGAATCTTTCAACTGCTTTCCACGCCAAACTTCATTCTTCATTTTGTCGTGAAACTCTTGCGCCTCTTTTTCCTTTTCAGTAAAACAGGAGCCTCTGTAACGAACACCATTTACACAAAACATATACCACCAAGTACTACCTCGCTTTTTAATTGACATACATCCTCCTAAGATGTACAACATACCCAACGAGTACAGTTATATTATCATAGATATAAGCAGTACTGTTGTGTAGTCTTTACTTACTTGTAATTATTTCTATTATTGATGTAGCAATACAACCAACGATAAGTATTAGCCAGCCAGATAAAACTCCCATAAAGAAAGCGATTAGAGCGTCATCCATGGCTACTTCTTCGCCAGAATATCTCTTAGCTTGGTGGCATACCAGATCAGCTTTCCTACGTCCTCTACGCTATTTCCTTTAGCCATCAAGCGGTGGTTGTATTTAATAATCTGCCCTCGCAGATAACCAATAAACTCTGCCTCGGCTAATACATCCGCCATGTAATCGATACATTCAATCCCACCACCTGTATAGTGTGGTGGGTGATTCACCATATCAACAACTACCTTCCTTGGTCTACCTCTTCTTTTGTGCATGACGCATTCCCCTTATTCGTTTTAATGAACTGAACAGTAAACTTAAATGATCTTCATCAATGAGCGTTTCATGTTCCAAGTGTTCTTTGATGTGACCTTCTATATATTTCAACAACCCAATCTCTGCATTCATCCGACCTAATTCTTCTTGCAGATTCAGATTAATATCTCTTTGCTTCTGTAAATCCTCGGTCAACAACTCAATCGTTTTTCCACGAATCAATGTTGAATCCGATGTCTCGTAAATCTTCGTAGCTTCCATACCCCATTACCTCTTCGAATGTACTTTCCTTCCGAGCAACGGACTTCTCTTTACTCGGCTTGATAAGTAATTTTTTAACTGGTATCTTTTTAACTGCGACTGGTTTAACTGCAACTGGTTTAACCGTCTTGACAGGCTCAACCAAGCGAGTCTCTTGGGTAGAGAATCGGGAATGGCATTGTGTACATTCCCTTCTGCGCTTGATTGTTCCATCCTCTTGCGTCCTTGAATCAATGACTTCGGTTCTTGTCTTGCAGTTGAGGCATTGCATTTTTTCTGTCATTCAAAAGAGTTACAAATTCCGCAAGGCTTCCCCCCATTAACATCGCTGGACTTAACCCTGTGGCGGCGACATCCCTATCACAATCCATGTAGACAGAAACACCTTCGCCCTCATCAACTAATCGAATCGTCACGGTAGCCATCACGCACCTTCCGTTTCTTCTTGTACCGCAACCTTCATTTCGGAACGATACTGATTCCGAATAAATAGATCTAAGTCTTCTTTCATAAATCTCCAACCACGCCCGACCTTTGCACCTGGAAGTTGATTGTTTCTCACTAGATAACCAGTAGAGTGAACACTCAACCCCAAGTATTTAGATGCTTCTTCAATATTCATTAACATCTTCTACTCCCTTTTTCTCTGATTTAAATTGCGTACAAAACGGAGCGACTTCACAATAGTTTTCGCACCGTCTATAACCACCCTTTCGCTCTTCAATCACATAACCTTTTTCTGGGACACCGAGGTCTTCTAGATTCACTGAGACTTTTTTGGCACGTTTACCACCCTCCTTCATCAGAGCGTATGTCGTACCCGCATACCACCGCTCCTCATCACTACATAAAACAACTTCACCCCGATCAGATCTCTGATGCATATCAATCCGCTGTCTGATGTATGCCATTGCCTGATCGTCACTCCAAACTGGTACATCAATTACTTGAACATTCGCTGTTGGATAGTCAGGGTTTCTTAACGATTCACTTAACTTCCAATCTCGAAGGACTGCGATCACCTGTAACTTATCCACCTCGTAGCCGTTCGCTTTAGCTAACATGCGAAGGATATTTAACTGGCGCTCCCAATCGATACTGCCCTCTGCCTTATAAACTGTGGTCATCTTCCAATCTTGTAGAGTTTTGTCGCCAAGATGTAGCCGATCAAACTGACCAGATAACTGCCAACCACCTACTTCCATATACAAACGCTGTTCGACTAAGGCTGTTGTGTTTGCCCTCTCTAAGAGAGTGTGCATACATTGACCCATGAGTGACCAGACTCTGTCACTTACATCCTCGACAACATAGTCCTTGTAAGTCTTATTCAAACTACGCCGTTGGGGTGCATCAATCAAGCGAGTTACGCTGATATCTCCACCGCCAACGTAAGAATCGTTGCGTACCGCCTTAACAAATGCGTCAGGCAATCCGTTCAGATTAGTTAGATTCATCCGAAGTCAACCTCTGGTTCTTGCTTGGCAGATCTAGTTGGTGTCTTCCTTGAATACTTTGCCTTCTCAGATGCTGGAATCAATACGCCATACATGTATTCAAGTCCATTCTTGGATGTAGAGTTCCACAATCCGCCCTCTAGCTTTGTGCCGTCTGGTAAGGTTACGACCACATTTTTAATGGGGTGATTGTCAGCACTCCGATATTCGTTATCAAATACAGCAATGGCAATTTTTTTCTCTGGGTAATTCATGTTTACACCTCCGTAGTTTCTAAAAGTTTGACTGCCTTCTCTTGCAGTTTTGAAATGATTTGCTCGGCTTTTGCTAATGGAACTTTATCTAATGTGTCCACGGCATAAGCTTTGCTAATGACCAACTCATTGACATCCACCTTCTTTGCCAACTCACGAATTGTTTTTATTTCGTTCTCGCCCAAGTACTGAACCTTAGCGCCAGCCTTGACAGGGTTAGCGAGATT